AAACCAAGGATGCCGATAGCCTGGCTGATTTGGTGGACAATGCGCCATCAGAACTGGTCGAGCCAAGCCTTGATCTGGCGCGGGCAGTAAACATCACTATCAATCCGGCGCAGCCACTGCCACAAGAGCGTGAGCTTGGCGGTCTGACTACCGATGAAGAAGGTGAAGGTGGCGGCGCTATGAGCATTGGCGAGCTGGAGAAGAAGGTTGATGCTCTGTCGTTGCTGGTTCAGCAGCTGGTTAATCCAGCCTCGACATCTACCACTGACTCAGATCCGGACGAAGAGGAAGAGAAGAAGAAGGCCACCACTGACGCTTCATACCATCAGGGTGTCGTGGCTCGCGCTGAACTGATCATGCCGGGCGTGAAGCTGCCGGAAGGCGGTAAGTTGGCGGCCTTTAAGCGTTCCACCATGGACGCGGCATTTAAGACGCCTGAAGGTCAGTCGCTGCTGGTTCCTCTGGTTGGTGCTACACCGGACTTCAGCAAGATGCCAAAAGCCACGCTGGATGCCGTGTTCGTGTCTGCGAGTGAAATCGCTAAATCACGCAACGCTGCGCCGGTCACCACCTCTCGCGCTGCTTTCTACGATTCATCCAACAAAAACTCACCGGCTGCTCTCAACAAAGCCTTCGCCGCTCACTGGAATAAATAAGGGATAAACCCATGGTTGCATATTTGTACCGGATGCCTGTAGGCATCGCCGGGGCTATTTCACGCCCTCAGGATCTGACCACCGAGCCGGTGATTCTGGACTCGACCAATACATTCAGCGCTTACGGTCTGGTGGGTAAGGACAGCGCAGATGGCAAGTTCATCCCGTTAGCTGCTTCCGACGCCGCCACCGTGATTACTGGCCTGTACGTTCGCCCATACCCAACCACCTCGACGCCTGACATGGTGCGTCAGGTTGGCACCGGTAAGAACTTCACCGGCGACGTGATGAAGCGCGGCTATATGACCGTGAACATCGGCAGCACCGCAGTTGGACTGGTTAAGGGTGGCGCGGTCTATGTGCGCAATGCCAATCCGACCGACGCGAGCCCGCTGGGCGCAATTCTTGGCGCAGCAGTCACCGGCGAAACTGTCGTGCTGCCTAACGCCTCCTTCACCGGTGCAGGCGATGCTGCTGGCAACGCTGAAGTCGCTTACAACATCTAAGGGAACCGCTAAATATGTTTACTTTTGACCAAGCCACCGTTGACGGTTCTGGCGCTTTCCTGGTTGGCGAACTTGAGCGCCTCGATCAGAACCTGAACATGCCGTTGGTGGGATACACCTGGTCGCGCGATATTGAGCTGCGCGAAGATGTGTCTATCGCTGATGACATCAGTTCTTTCACCAACTCACAGTTTGCAGCGGCGGGCACACCTAACCCGGCTGGTAAAAACTGGATCGGCAAAGACTCCACTGCAATCGCAGGCGTTAACGTCGACATCTCTAAAACTGGCTTCCCGCTTACCCTGTGGGGCATGGAGCTGGGCTGGACCGTTGTTGAACTGGCTGCCGCCGCTAAAGTTGGCCGCCCGCTGGACACTCAGAAGTTCGACGGCATGCAGCTGAAGTGGAACATGGACACCGATGAGCAGGTATATCGCGGTGACAGTCAGCTGGGCGTTAAAGGCCTGACTAACTACACCGGTGCTGCGGTGACCAACGCGCCGAAAACGTGGGCAACGTCTACTGCCGATGAAATCCGCACCTCGATCAACCTGCTGCTGTCGAATGCATGGGCTGCCACCGGCTACACGATCGTGCCGCGTGACCTGCTGCTTCCGCCTGAGCAGTTCGCTCTGCTGTCGAGCGTCATCGTCTCATCTGCCGGTAACCAGTCACTGCTGACCTACCTGCAGAACAACACCATCGCATTCCATCAGAACGGCACACCACTGAATATCCGCGCCGTGAAGTGGCTGAAAGGCGCTGGCGTTGGTGGCACTGACCGCATGATGGCTTACACCAACGATAAGAAGTTCGTGCGCTTCCCGATGGTTCCGCTGCAGAACATCCCGGTTCAGTATCGCGGCATTTACCAGTTGACCACGTACTACGGCAAGCTGGGCGCTGTTGAATCTCCGTATCCGGAAACCATCGCGTATATGGATGGCATCTAACCTATCCGCCCCGAAAGGGGCATTAAGGAGAATGTAATGGCTAAGAAGACCATTCGTGTGCATACCCCGTTTAAGCTCAACAGCGAAGATGGTACGGCGCAGGAGTTCAGCGTTGGTGAGCACCCTGTAGATGACAAGGTTGCCGATCACTGGTTTGTCGCCGCGCATGCCGAAATCACTGGCAAAACCAAAGTGCCGGCAGACACCAAGGAGTTTCAGGCGCAGATCGACAGCCTGACCGCGCAACTGGAAGGCAAAGATAAGTCCATCGGTGACCTGCAGTTATCAGTAACCGAGAAAGACGAAATCATTGCTGACCTGACCGCGCAACTGGCAGCACTGCAGCAGCCTGTGATTGATCCGGAGCCGGAAGGTAACGACGATGGCAAGAAACAAAAACCTGCCGACAGTAAGTGATTTCCGCCGCGACTTCCCGCAGTTCTCTGACACCACCAAATACCCCGACGCAGTAATCCAGTTCCGTCTCAATCTCGCTGACATGCTCATTGATGGCTCTGCTATGGGGGATATGTTCCCCTACTTAGTAGAGCTGTTTGTGGCGCATTACATGGTGCTGAACGCAGCTGATACTGCTGCCGGGGTGCTGGGTGGTGCCGGAGGCGCTACCAGTGGCGTAGTCACCTCCAAGTCAGTGGACAAGGTCAGTGTGAGCTATGACAACAGCTCGACTTTAAACGCTGATGCGGGATTCTGGAACTTCTCACGCTACGGGGCCGAGTTCTGGCAGATGCTTCAGTACTTCGGGTATGGCGGTATTCAGTTATGAAATCAGGCCTTACGGTTCGTGCTGACAAAGCGCAAAGCATTCTGGACGCCCTTAAAACCCTCGCGAACAAGGATGTTCTGGTGGGCATCCCTGAGATCAAGGATGAGCGTCAGGGTGAGACTGAAGGTGAGTTTGGTAATGCTGGTATCGGGTATATCAATGAAAATGGATCGCCCAAGCAAAACATTCCGGCTCGCCCGCACTTAAAGCCCGGCGTCCGGTCGGTGGAGCAGGATTACCTGCCTCACCTGAAAGCCGCTGCTCAGAAGGCGCTGGAAGGTAATGCAGAGGGTGCGGTTACATCACTCGATCGCGCCGGGACAGTGGCTGCTAACGGGGTGAAGCGTTACATCACCATTACCGGGTTCACTCCCCTGGCAGATGCCACGATTGCAAATCGTCTCCGTCGCGGGCGTACCGGTAATAAGCCTCTAATCGACACAGGCGAGTATCGCCGCTCAATCACGCACATTGTGAGGGATAAAGATGCCGACTCTTGATGTAACTGACGTGCTGCTCTCGCCTGAATTCCTCGACACATCCCTCACCGTTAAACGAAATGTCCAGACCGTCGATGATGATGGATTCCCCACCAACATCGCCACTGTGACGCCGTTTGGCGGCGTGGTGACAGTTGACCGCTCACTGGAAGCCAAGCGCATGCAGGCCGGCCAGGTGATTAACGGCGCAATCCTGATTGTGACTGTTTTCCGCCTGACCAGTGGCAACACCGGTATCGATGCCGACATTGTCACCTACCGTGGGCGTGAGTATCGCGTCACTTTCGTAGACCCTTACACGGCTTACGGCGCTGGCTTCGTTCAGGCTCACTGTGAGCTTCAGCCATTTGACGGAGGCGCAGGTGAGTAACGACAGCACATCTCCCGGCTATCTGACACCCGTCAGTGCGTCACAGGCCTACGATGAGGCGCTGGAGCGCGTGCTGAGTCAGTGGGCCAGAGCATTATCAGGATTACCGGCTGGCATGGTGAGACCGCGCTGGACGGCTACACAGGCCGCTCTTCCTTCGGCTGACACCAACTGGTGTGGTTTCGGCATCATCGGTTTTACGGCTGATAACGCGCCGGCTTTCGTTCGGCAGACTGACGATGACAGCCAGCTCTGGCGTCACGAGGTGATTGAAACACTAGCATCCTTTTATGGTCCGCAAAGCCAGTCCATAGCAACACTGTTTCGTGACGGCCTGACAGTCGAGCAGAACAACGAAACTCTCAAGCAAAACGAGCTGTCACTTGCTGATTACAGTGAACTGACAGCCTTCCCTGAACTCATCAACAACCAATGGGTGCGCAGGTACGACATCACTTTGCGCCTGCGCCGCAAGGTAATCCGCGACTACGGCATTAAATCACTGGTCGAAGCGCCAGTATCATTCTTTGGAGATTAATCTATGGCACAGGGCTTACCTGTATCCAACGTTGTGAACGTTGATGTGATCATGTCGCCCACTGCGGCGACGGGTCGTAATTTCGGCTCGCTGCTGATTCTCGGCACATCGACTGTAATCCCTGTGTCAGAACGCATCCGGCTCTACACCAGCTCAGAGGATATCGGTGTTGATTTTGGCGAAGACAGCACGGAGTACGAAGCGGCGCTGATTTACTTCTCACAGTCACCGCGACCGTCTCAGGTCTACGTCGGCCGCTGGGCCAAGACTCTGGCAACTGGCGAAACTGGCAGCGTTGAAACACTGGCTCAGGCAATCAGCGCAGTGCTGCAGTTCACCAACTGGTATGGGCTGGGTATTGCAGATGAAGATGAGTTGACCCCTGCAGAGATTACGGCCACTGCAGCAGCAATTCAGGCATCCAGTCTTAGCCGCGTATTTGCTGTCACCTCTTCCGATTCTGGCATCATCGACTCAGCTTCCACTTCAGATGTGGCCTCAACCCTTAAGGCTGCCGGTTACAGCCGCACATTCGTTCAGTACTCGACCAAGAGCAAATATGCAGCGCTGTCGGCGTTTGGTCGTGCATTCACTGTTAACTTCACCGGCAACAACACGACGATCACCCTCAAGTTTAAAACTGAGCCGGGCGTGACGTATGAAACCCTGACCAGCTCTCAGGCGGCCGCAGTTGATGCGAAGAATGCCAACGTCTACGTGTACTACGCGAACGACACAGCAATACTGCAGCAGGGCGTAATGTCTAACGGTGACTTCTTCGACGAGCGCCACGGGCTGGACTGGCTGCAGAACTACGTGCAGACCAACCTGTTTAACCTGCTATACACCTCGACCAGCAAAATCCCGCAGACCGAAGCCGGTATCACACGCCTCCTGACTAAAGTTGAGATGTCTCTGGACCAGGCTGTTGCGAATGGACTGGTCGCGCCTGGCGTATGGAATGGCGGCGACATCGGCCAGATAACCTCAGGTGACACGCTGACCAAGGGCTATTACGTGTACGCGCAGCCGCTGTCATCGCAGGCCCAATCTGACCGTGAGAAACGCCGCGCGCCGCTGATTCAGGCTGCTATTAAACTGGCCGGCGCAGTTCACTACGCCGATGTTCAGATCAACGTTGTTCGCTAAGGGGATATAGATGAGTACCTACAGCTTTATGGACATTACGGCGTCCATGACCGGCCCGACCGGCTCAA